GTACCCGGTGAGCACCAGCTCGCCGTCCACAAGCACTTCGCAGGCTTGGCCGATCTTGATGGGCCGCGCCACGGGGAGGCCCGCCGCGTCGGGCCAGACCTCCGATACGGCCAGCTCGAAGGTCCCGCATAGCTGGTCCAGCGCGCGGACGATGTTGATGGACGTCCAGCCGCCGTACTCCATGAAGTTGACCCGCAGCCGCACGTCGGGCATCCGCATATCAGGCACCCAGCACCTCCAATGCCTGCCCGCCCGTCACGAACAGGGGATGGGCGATTGCGTTCCGCGCGATGATGTCGTCCGCCCGCGTGGCATCGCCATACAGCCGCTGCGCGATCACCAGGGCGGGCAAAGTGGCGGGCGGCGTGTATGACACGGCCGGCACCAGGCTCCCGCCGCGCGCCGTCACGTCCGCGATCATTCCGGTGCGCAGGGCGCGCAGGCTGGCATAGATCGGGTCCGGCGCGAGCGTCATTTCCGCGTCCAATGCGTCGGCCAATGCGTCCCGCAGCGCCCGTGCCTGGGTGGACGACGTGAACACGACGGCCGACAGCGCCCGCGCAGCCTCCGCCAGGGCGATGCGCCGCACCAGGTCGCGCATGGCCCGCCGGTTGAGCTCCTGCCGCTGCAAGCGCTTCGTGGCGGGGAGCGGGGCCTCCGGCGTTCCGGGCGGCGTGGGAAGCTGGAACTTCCCCGCCGTCTTGGCATCGGCCGCCCAAAGCTGGCTATACAGGTTGAACGCCCGCTCCGGCGCCCCCAGCAGGCTTAGAATCCGGTGCAGGCTGCCCGCGATCAGCGTGGCCATGTTGAACGGCGCGCGGATCAGCGCCGCCGCGTTGCTGGCGATTCCGCCCACCACGCCCTCGGCGGCCGAGAGGATGTCCTTCAGGTTGCCTTGCAGCGCCGCCGCGACGTCCGCGGGCATCGCCAACACGTCCATCGCGTCCCCGAACGCCGAGATGGCGTCCGCCACGGAATTGTCCGCCAGCGCGGACAGGAGGCGGGAGGTGTTCGGCAGCAACGCGGGCGTGGGCAGGTCCGCCCGTACGAACGTAATGGCGAACCGGGCCACCCCTCCTTCGCCGCTGCTTTCGCGCAGCGCGACGGTGGACACTTGCGCGCGGAGGCGTCCCAGGTAGGGATGTTCGAGCAGGCCCACGCCGGGCTTCTCCAGCGCGGCGCGCAGGGCATTGCGGCGCTTGTCGTAATCGGCCCCCAGCACGAAGGCTTCCACGGTGAACTCGCCCGCCTTCAGGCCCAGGTCCTCGACGATGGAGGCTTCCCCGCCCGGGAACTCGTGCACGGCCACGCGGCGCCCGCCGTTGTAGGCATGGCTCTCCACGTGAAAGGCGGCGCCTCGGAAGCTGGCCCGCCGGTAGCGGTTCTTCCACGCCATCTATGGCCCCCGCATGATCTGTCCGCTGTCCACCTCTAGCTCCATGTTCTTGGCTTGCGGCTTCCCGACCACCCGTGCCTGGGTGCCGGGCGCGGCCCGCACTTCGATGGTCACCCGGCCTTCGGGCGCGGCCGGCGGCGCCGCCGCTTCTCGCTTCGCGCCAGGGGCCGGAGCGTCGGCGGCCCCGAAGGAAATGGGCTGAAAAAAGCGGCGCAGTCCGGTGGCGGAGCGGGTTGGGGAAGTGGCAGGGGCCGGGGTCCCCGCGTGGCTGATGATCTTGCGCAGAGGATTCAGCATCTCCTCGCCCGCCTTGGCCGCGTCATCCGTGCGGCCCTCGAGCAGCGCATCGATCATTTCTTCGGCCTTGAGGATTGTCGGCCCAAGATGCTTTGCCGAGGCCTTCTTGATGTTTTCGAGATGGCGGCGCTCTTTGACCGCCGGCAGCTTGGCGTTCTTGGCGCTCTCCGCCGCCAGGCCGCCGGCGCCCTGCGCGGCCACCTGTTCACGCAGGGACTTCACATCCCCCGTTTGCTTGTATTCCTCCGCCCACGGCTTTAGTATTCCCTGGGATTCCTCGCTGAATCCCGCCATCTCCATCGCCTCTTGACTCCCCAGCTTGTGCCGCATCATATCCAGCACGAGGTCGGCTAGTGGCCGCGGCCGGCCCTTGCTATCAACCATAGGGACACTCTGCGTCTCAATGCTGGACTTGGTGCGGGTGCTTTGCAGATCATGGAAGAAAGCCTTTGTGGCCATCCGGGCATGCTCGGGGCTGGAACCACCGCCGCGCCCGGTCCCCTTCATCGCGGTTTGCAGCACGGCGCCCCACTCCATGAGTCCTTCCTCACCGGAGCGGCCGCTGCCTTGCAGTGCCGCCGTGGATGCGCCGGAGCCGAGCACGTCCACAAAGGACAGGGGACTGCCCTTCAGCTTTGACTGCGCGAACAAACGGTCCAGGGTGTGTGCCACGGCCTTCGGGTCCTTGATGCCTTGCCGTTGTATTCCGACGAACATCTGGGCGACGTCCGCCTCCTTCTCGGGTCCGGCCACTTGCAGCGCCCTCCCGATGGTGGGCGCGTTGGCCTGGATGAAGTCCACGTCTTTCGTCGCCCTGGCGATTATCACGGCGGCCGCGCGCAAAGAGCCGGTTTCGATAACGATGTCCCGCCGTCCGGCAACCCGGTCCAGCTCCTTGTTGAGTTCCCTCATTCGCTCGATAGGCCGATCCAACTCCCCGGCCAGGCGCTCAATCCCCTCCTCCATCTTGTTCACCTGATGCACAACGGCTCCGAACGCGAGCACCCCGCCGAGGGCCGTATAGCGGTTGGCGAGCCATCCGACGGCGCTCCCGGCCCGTTGCAGCCCGCTCTCCAGTTTGCCAGCGGCGGCCGTGCCCGCGGCGCCCAGGACGACCAGCGCCCCGGCGTAAATCTTGGCGTTGGCGGCCACCGGGACGCCGAAGTCCAGTCCGGCCCGTTGCGGGGTGATGCGATCCTTGGCTAGCGCGACCATCGTTCCTCCAGATTTGGTTTGCGGTCAGAAAGGCGCGGCGGCCTACGCGAGCGCCTTGGCGTATTCCTCGGGCTTCAGGTTCATGGCGGCGCACACCGCCAACTGATCGGGGGTCAAGCCGCTGTTCTTGCCCTTGGCCGGGTCCTGGTCGCCCAGCCGCGAATCCTCGGCGATGACCGGTGCCGCCTTCACGAAGTCCCGGAAGCGTGCCAGCCCCCCTTCCTGCCGGCATTGGGCCTTGTGATACTCGGCGGTGGCCGGAGTGATCTTCTTGGCCGCGAGCGCGGCCTTGATCTCCGCCTCGATCTCGCCGTCCAGCGCCTTGGCCGTGCGCTCTTTCAGGGAGGTCTCCGCGTTGTTCGCGCGGGTGAGCTCCTTGTCGTAGTCCGCGCGAGGCACGAACTTGTCCAGGGACGGGACGGCGGCGCTGTTGCGCGCCGTGGCCAGGTCGCCCTTGAGCGCGTTGACGGCGGCCAGCACGTCGGCCTCGGTGGCGGTCTCGATCAGGCCCAGGGCTTTCAGCAATTCCTTGTTCATCGCGGGATCCTCTATTGGGTTGGCGGCGCGGTTGAGCGCGGTCATGCGGAGGTTGGGTTGATTGGTCAGCGCGGCGGAGACCATGCGCAGGATGCGCGTGGAGGCCTTGTCGTAGAAGAACGCCGGGCTGATGTAGCGGTACTCCCGGTTGCGCACCAGCTCCACGCCCCTGGGCGTCCAGGCGACGCGGCCCCAGACCGAGCCGTCCTCGCGCACTTCCAGCTCCTCGATCCAGCCGGCGGCCGGGGCGGGGCGCCCTTCCGACGCGGCCAGGTCGCTGGCGTGATCCTGGTCCAGAGGCAGTGGTCGCCCCACGCGGTTGAACTCCGCCACGAGGGCTTGCGGCTGGTCGTTTTTCCAGGCGCGGCCGTCCACGCCCTGCACGTCCCTGCCGGGCGGCAAGAGCTCGATCCACTCGGGCGCCGCGCCGTCCGCCTTGAGGACGATGTTGCGGCCGACGGCAACCGCCGGGTCGGACTGCTGGGCGTTACGCGCAATGTGGGTGGCGGCGATCATGCGTCGAGCATGACCCGCCGATTAGCCCGCGCGGTAGGGGAAGGGCTTCATAGGAGGCGGAAGGGGTGCCCGGCGCCTGGAGGGTCCTTCCCGTCCCACGGGATAGCGTTGCAAACCCGTTGCAAACCGCCGTGGTCCGTTGCAAAACTCGGAGCCCGGGCAACGGAGGGGTGCGCCCCTTCGGGCGGCTTAGAAGCCCGTTTTGGCCGCCGCGCAATCCAAATGGCGCTGGGTTGTCCTGCCGGAATAGCCGTTGTAGGATGGTGACAGGCGCGTGAGGCTGTAAATCCTGACGCGGCAACCGCACGCTGTGCCGCTGGCGCCTACCGTCAAGCGTCCGGCGCTAGCGTGTGCGTCCCTACGGGGGAAAGTCGCGGGTCCCCGTCCACGCGCCTCACCCCTCCCACTTCCCAAGCAGCACCTTGCCGTCCCGCACCAGCCGCCGCACCTGGCCGGCGTTGGTTTCGTGGAACGTCGTCACGAAGGTTTCCTGGCCGCCACCCCGCGCCGCCTTGACCGCTGCCCAATACAGCTTCTCCCCGCGCCGCACGATGACCACCTGGTTGCCGGCGTCCTGCACGATCAGCATGGGGGCGCTGCCCATGTCGGCCAGGGCGCGGTAGTCGTCCGGCGTGAGCTCGGGGTGCGCCTCCGCTTGCTTGAGGGCGGTCTCGGCCGAGAAAACGCCCACCCGGCGCTGGGCGCCGATGGCGGCCGCGGCGTCCTCCTGGAGCACGAGCACGGGGAAGAAGCCGTCCGGCTCCGCCAGGAATTGCCCTAGACCCGTGTCGCGGAGATCGCGCACGGCCGTCTGGGCCACGGTGGGATCGGCCTCCTCCAGCTTTTGCGCCAGCACGCGGTCCACCGCCTCCTTGCGGAGCTTGCCGGGGTTGACGTCCCAGCCGGGGTCAATGCCCACCGGCACGCGCTCCACCTGGCCGGTGCGCTTGTTGACCCAGTCGCGGTACTCGACCGGCGGCGCCGGCGTCGGCCCGCCGAGCTTGGCCGCCTCCCCCCGGCTGACCTGGCGCACGCGGCACTTGCAGCCCCAGCCGTTGGGCGGCATGTGCGTAGACCACCAGGGATCGTCCACAGGCAGGAGCGTGCCCGCCCAGGCGACGTGCTCCGCGCGGTGCTCCTTGGACGGCCCGAGCTCGTAGATCAGGTACGGGTGGGACTCCTGGGTCTGCTCGATGCGCTCCCACTGGCCGGCGGCGTGGGCCGTGCGCAGGTTGGTGCGGTAGATCGTCTCCAGGCGCCGCGGGCTGCCCAACTGCACGTCCACCGTCTCGCCCGTCTTGGGATCCAGTTGCGGCTGGACGCCCCACCAGCCCAGTTGTTCCAGCGTGGGCCGTAGCTCCTTCTTGAATTGTTGCAGGGTGCGGCCAGTCTCCAGGGCGCGGGTCACCGCGTCGCGGATCGTGCCCAGCACGTCCAAGGTCATTGCCTTGGCGACGGTGAACGCGGAGGCGTGCTCCTCCCGCCACACGTCCCGGTAGTCGAAGCCGGGTTTCCAGCCCTTGTTCTTGAGGTAGCGCAGCGCCTCGGCCGGGGGGGCGGGGTCGAAGTGAAAGCCGGGCTTGGGGGTGAGGGCCATGTTTCGGTTGAAACCGGGGCAGGGTGAAATTGGGGAGCGAGTGAAACCCTGTTACAGACTGATTTCACTTAGGTTTCACCGCGCCCGTTTCGGCATCCACGTTTCCCGCCACGCGCCCCAGGAACGTCGCTTTCGCCAGGGCGTCCGCCAGGGCCTGCACGTCCATGCTCCCGATCAGCTCCGCCAGGCGCTTGACCAGGTCATCGTAGGAGGTGGCATCCTCCACGGCTTGGCGCAGGGGTTCCAGCACCGGGTCAATCTGCTCCTCCCAATCGCCCAGGGCATCGGCCATCAGGGCGTCCAGGTCGGGGAAGCCGGTGTCGGCGGGGGCGAATGCCGCCGCGGCGTTGTGGGCGCGGGCGCGGTTCTCGGCAACAATGGTGGCGCGGCGGAGCGCACGGTTGAAGGCGGGCGCCGGGGCCGCGGGCGGGGCGAGAACCTCCGCGTCCTCCGCCGGGTCGGGCAGCGCGAACTTGTCCCTCACCACGGACTGCTCCACCCGCAGGCCCAGCGGCACCAGCTTGGAAAGTGCGTCGGTCAGCAGCTTTAGGTCCTCCGCATCGGGCACAAGCAATAGGATGCGCGGGTAGGCGGCCTGCGGTCCGAAGTTCAGGTCCACGAACGGGCGCACCAGGTCGCGGTTGAGCGTGTTGCCCAGGTGCTTGGCGTCGGCCTTGATCAGGTCTTGCCGCACCTCGTCCTGGGCGGACTCGTTGCCCAGCTTGCCGGGCGTGCCTTCCGTGCTCGCCGTCTGCCCCAGCACCAGCTTGGAGAGTTGCCGGTCCCACCACTCCGCCGCGGCTTTGAACAGGTCGTTGTTCCCGGTGCCCTGCACGGCGTTCTGGAACTCGATCTTCATGGAATCGTGAATCACGGCCGCCGCGTCCGAGCCCAGGTTCACCACGGCGCTCAGCAGCTTCTTGATGTCCTGGTCGGTGGCGCCCGTACCGTAGCGGCCCAGCCGCATTGGGATCCCGTAAACCTCCACGAAGGCCATCCAGTCCTTGAGCGTGTACGCCTTGAACAGGTACGCCCAGGCGGCCATGCGGGCCAGGCCGCCGCGGATGGGGATGCCCGTCTTGAGGCGCGGGCGGTGGACG